TTACAAGAACCAATAGAAGAATATCTTGTAAGAAATATGCCAGGATTTAATCTTGGTCCTGTTTCAATACCTTCAGGAGAAGAAATAATAGGTGATAGACAATCAACAAGATTATCAAACACAGGTAACATTATTGATTCTGCAGGTTTCAATCTTAGAGGAAATTACACTAGAGATATAAGAAACAACGCAGCAGCAAAATTTTATAAAAAGGAATATGATGAACTTTCTACCATAGAAAAAGATAAAATAAAACGTGATCCAGAGTTTAAAGAAACTTTGCTTGAAATAGAATCTGGTAAAGCTGCAAGAGGTAATAACTATTCTAAGTATATTCTTACAAGAGAAAAAAAAGAAACTATTACAGCAAACAATGTTAAGTATTATACAGATGAACTTGTAAGGAAATTACTTAATCCAGAAGAAATTCATAGAGAAGGTAAAAGAGATTTTGGTAAAGTAAAATATCTTATACAAGAATTTGTAGATAATTTATATGATGAAAAAGATGACGAGTATATAGCATTACAAGAATATAGAATTAATAATGACATAGGTAATTACACAGGAGATGAGTCAACATTGCCTGATGATATTATGTTGAATGAATATTATGCAATAATAGACAATCATTTGATTAGTCCTAAAAGAACTACAGATCCTAGAAATGTTTATGATTGGACAGCAATAGGTGAAGAAAGAGATAAGTTTGAAGAAAGTTTACCACCAGACCAAAAACTTAAATTAAATAACTGGAAGAACAGAAGACAATATCTTGATAATGGTGCAGAAGATTTACTTATAGCTATAAATAAAAATAAATATAAATTGAAAGACTTATATGGTATAGATGCAAATCAAGGTTTACATTCATTACTACTAAAGTTAATAAGAAGACCAGTTGCAGATGGTGGTTTAGGTTATACAGATGAACAGTTACGAGCAGTTGCAACTAAACAAAAAAGTGACTATACGTACAAAGGCGAAGAGATACAAGATCGTGAATAGTTGCCAAACCACTACATTGTAGTTTATTATTTATAGTAATTCTAAATAAATAAATTTCGTTATCTTAACCAAGGTGGCGTAGTTTGGAGAAAAATATATGGTTACAGAGCAAAATGATCCAGGACAGGAATCTCAGGTGGAAGTTACTGACGTTCCTTTGAGTCTTGATGAAACGCAAGCACCAGCTAAAGAGGTAACTCCTACAGAGCAGGTTGCAGAAACTACTCAGGATTTAAATGAAACAGCTGACTCGTCTATCGAGGTTTCCCCTCAATCCGAGCCTCAAACCCAGTCTTCAGAAACTGTAAGTAAACAACCTACAGCACAAGACGAGTTGAGAAAATATCAATCTGCTACAGATAAACAAATAGCAGAGATGAGACAGCAATTACAAAAAGAGCAACAAGCTAGAGCTTTAGCTGAACAACAAACTAATGCAAACAATTTGAATGCAGAGGTTGCTAATTATACAAATACACTTTATCAACAGTACATTGATAGAGGATTTGATGAAAGCACAGCTAAACAAGAAGCTACTCGTAATGCTGCTATGGCAAAAGAAGCTTACATGGCAAAAGTTCAAGCAGATAGTGTATTAGCTAGGCAAAGACAAGTTGAACAAGAATTAAATTCAAGAACACAACTTGCTAAAGCGTATGAATTGGCATCACAACACCAAGTACCATACACCGAGCTACAAGACTTTTCTGATCCTGTTGCTATGGAAAGACACGCAAAGGCATTGTCTAGGATAAATAAGTTGGAGAAATCAATCCAATCAAATACTCCAGGACAACAAATGACTGGTGCGTCTCCAGCTGCTGATGTTGCACCTACAAACTCTGAGGATGTTATCGATAGATACAATGCAGGAGATCCTGCAGTAACAACAGACATGGCAAGAACAGCTGCTAAAAAGTTGGGATTGTCAATATTTGGCTAATATAGCCTTTGAGGTAAATTAAAATGGCAGGAAATACACAAACATCGACTTCTGGCAATTTACAGAATATGTCGAGAATAATGCTCGCTGCTGCTAGATACACAGAAGAGCATAACGCACCTATGGCAGGTTTGATTGAAAAGTTTAATCTAGGCAAAGGTGAGTTCCAATTAACAATTCCAAAAGTAGGACAGATGGATGCTGAGGACTTAGTAGAGGGTGTTGATATGGTTGACAGTGAAGACATTGATGTCTCCACAGTTACAGCTACAACAGCTGAAGTAGGTCTTAAAGTAATCATAACTGATACTTTGGTACAACAAAACAACGAAGATGTATTTAGAATCATTGGTCGCCAGATGGGTGATGCAATGGCTCGAAAGAAAGACACAGACATTATTGCACTTTTTGGAAGCCTAAATGGTGGAACAAAACTAGGTGCTGATGGTGCAGACCTTTCACTTGCAAACGCATCTGCTCTAATTGCAAATGCAAAAGCAAACAAGTTTGGTAACGATCTTTTCGTAGTACATCACCCAAATGCTATTTGGAAACTTGCATCTAGCATTGGTAACACGTTAGCAACATACCCACTACCTGACGCATTCAATAACCCAGCAGTAAGCGATTACTACACTGGTGTTAAGATTGCTGGAGTACCTTTCTTTGAAGATGGTAACATCGAGAAAGTATCTTCAGTTGATTCAGGTATCGGAGTTATTGCTGACAGAACTGCAATGGGACACCTTGCTGCACGAGAAAGAAGAGAGGAAAGAGATAGAGATATTTCTTTGCGAGCTTTTGAAGTAGTAGTAACAGAAGACTATGCAGTATTTGAAGTAGACGACACCAAAGGTGCTGGCGCACAGTATGAAATTGGTGATCCAACAACTTCAGCTTAATAGATAAATAATAGTTCAGGAGGCTTTTATGGCACGAGACGCAACAATGAGTATGTCAGTAGGGGGAGTAAAAAAAATAACCCTCTATCAAAAGATGAAAACAACAGAAGGTGAGATATGGGCAGAACATCCTAACTTGCCAGCAACATTTCTTGATGTATACTTGAAACGTGGATTTGTTAAAAATCCTCCTGAACCTAAAAAGGCAGAATCTAAAACTCCAGAGAAAAGCGATGTAACGATTACCGAGTCGCCTAAAATCGGTGATCGCAGGATTTAATAGCCTGTTAAACTAGGAAAAACAGAAAGAGAGTTTCAATATGTCTTTTCCAAACGTAATATATGGTGACCATGGATTTGAAAAATCTGTAAGCACCACAAAGAAAAATAGAATTGGTACAAAATTAATTCTTCCAGATGGTAGAGAGTTTTTTTACAGCCTTGCTGGTGAAGCAATAACTGCTGGTAAAATTACTATGAGTGCTACCGAACCAGCTTCAGATCACGATACCGATCTAGCTGTTGCTTCTGCTGCTGCAGTAGGCGACAAAGTAATTAATCTAACAAATGGTGGTTCTACTGCTGTTACAGCAAACCAGTTTGATGATGGTTACTTGTATGTAAATGATGCTGCTGGTGAAGGTCAAACCTTCAAAATAAAAAGTCACACAACTGCAGGTACAGGTGCTGCACTAGCAATCACCTTGCATGACAATGACTCAGTTAGAACAGCTCTTACCACAGCTTCACAATGTGGTATTCAAAAAGCACTTGGTTCTAACGTAGAAGTATGGGATGTAAACGACATTGATGGTATTCCTCTAGGTGTACCAGCTTGTGACGTAGCATCTGGTGAATACTTCTGGAATCAGGTCAAAGGTCCAGCTGCAGTTCTTACAAATGGTACAGTTGTAATTGGTAAGAACGTAATGACTGGTTCTACAACAGATGGTTCTGCTGACGTAATAGCTGACGATTCATCTGCCGAATTTCTAATCGGTGGTGTTATTGCAGTTGCTGCTAGCACAGAATACTCTTTGGTAGACTTAAACATCAGAGGATAATAAATATTTAGGAGAACCTACATGGCTAAGAGACAAATATACTTACCAGTATCAGAGGGTAGGAAACTTGGATTAAAGCAAGTAGGTTCTTCTAAAGATGTATCTAGGATTTTAGGATCTGCTGAGGAAGAAACTTTCTATGTTGGACCACAAAACAAACCTGTATATATACCAGGTGCAAGTAATTTAACTGGTGGTCAGCTTCAAGAACTATTGCACAAACAAACAGAAATAGCAGAGAAAGAAGCACAACAACAAGCAAAGAATAAACCTAAAGAAGTTTCTAAAGCACAACTAGATGATTTAAAAGGGGCGATGAAATCTATAGCCGAATGGCGTAGACAAAAAAGAAACACAAGGTAGGTAATCGTGGCTGCTATACAAAGTAGAACTAGAGAACAAATAAGAAGAGCTGTTGCTGCTAACTTAGATCAGCTACCATCTGGTATTGTTACTGGTAATGGTAGTACGACTACATTATTAGATACAACTTTAATTGGTGGAGATGACGAGTACAATGGTGGGTGGTTAGTATTTACTTCAGGAACAAATGATGGACTTATAAGGCGTGTCACAGACTACACAAGTAGTACAGGTACATTTACATTTACCCCTGCTGCCTCTGCAAGCACAGCGACTAACGACACATATGAATTTTGGAGATCAGAGTTTCCTCCTGCAAGAATACACGAACTAATAAACGAATCTATAATACAGAGAACACCTAGAGGTTTGATTCATGATGAAGACATAAGTAATCATGGACACAGAAACGACAGTAGGTATAGTATTCCATCAGATATGATTGCAGTTTCAGCGATTGATTATAGATATGCTTATGATTCAGAACAGATACAAGAAGCAAATGTTGTTTGGTCAGAAGTAGTTGATGGTAATGTAACACTTACTCTTGATACAGAAGATTTTAAAGCACACAATGGTGCGTTGAGAATACAAACAAATACAGGTGGTGGATCAGTATCATCTGGTGATGTATTAGCAGCTCAGGCTATAACTAGCACAGACTTACGAGGCATGAATGCAGTAGAGTTTTTCTTCAAATCAACAACTGCAACAAGTGCTGGTGATTACACGTTGAACTTAAGTAGTTCATCAAGTCTAGGAACGATTACAGAAACACTAAGTATTCCAGCAGTATCTGCTAGGACTTGGACATATTGTAGAGTTAGTTTAGCTAATCCAGAATTAGATGGTGCTATTATTTCTGTTGGTATAAAAACTACTAGTACAGCAACAAGATATATACATATTAATGACATCAAAGCAGTAAACACAGAATCTGCTGTATTCAATAGATTATGGTCAGGTTCATACAGAATAGACAGAGAAGGTAGAGAAATATTTCTTACTGAACAAGCAAGAAAAGAAGTAGGATACAGCTTGATAAGAATGGTAGGTTACAGGTTGCCAGTCTTGTTAAACGCAGATGCTACTGCTTGTGAAATAGATCCATCACTTGTAACTGCAAGAGCAACAAGTAAAGCGTTGTTTACTTTGGCTAGAGGAAGTGTAACTGATCCTGATGATAATGATAGACGAGCTGCGTATTTTGAAGGAGTGGCATCGCAGTCAGAACAATCTTTACCGATATTAAAACCTGGCACTAAGATGGTGGACTAATGGCATCAGTAGTAAACAAAAACGAAATATTATTAAACAGTCAAAGATATAAAATAACAGGACCAGTTCGTAAGACGTTAGTTAGTATTGCAGCACCTAGATTTACTATTGGTGATACACAAAGAGGTGCAGATCCAAGAGCATCTATACTTACACAGAACGATTTCAGAGGGGGTATAGGTTGGGAAAGAGGTTTAGATCCAGGGACAATAGATAGGGTATGGTGGTCTACTTGTCAGACTAGGTACAAAGGTCACTTGTTGATGCCAAGAAAACTAAATGCAGCAACTTCTGCTTTATCAGATGGTACTGCAATATCAGGTGCAGTAAAATCTATTATTGGTTGGCAAAGTTCTGCAGCATCACAAGAAGAAATATATGCAGTATTCGGTGATAATAAAGTTTATAAGTACAATAATGCAAGTGATAACTGGGGATCTGCTGCATTAAATAGTGATACTGCACTTACTAATCCTACTGAAGAGGCTATTGTTTTTAGAGATTCTACAGCATCATA